AACAAGTGTACCGGTTGCTGTCACTACTGTAGCTCCTTCGTTTATTGTTGCGGCAAGATTTTCAAAAGTATAAGTCCAATCAGAGTCAAAAAGCATTCTCTCTTGACCACCTAACACGGTCTCCGCACTTATTGGTTGTGCTTGAACAGCTGATCCAGTAGTAGCGTTTTTTATAGTAATACTAACACCAGTGTTAACAGCGGCTATAACTGTTCCACTTGGTATTCTAGAGTTAGACCTTAACCCTTTAACGTAATTCCAGTCTTGAACCTGCATACCAACTTTCAAACCCTCTGTGCTGGCTAAAGGTATAGTATTACCAGCACCACCACTTGTTGTGAGCTCAGCATCTAAAGTTTCAAATTGCAGTTGACCTGTAATATCATCTGCAGTAGGCTGTCTGTCTAAAGTCATTGTGTCACTGTTGTTTGCTTTTGTGTAAACAAACGTAAATGGGTATCTTTTTTCTAACTCTTGTAACTCTGGTTGGTAATCAGTATTGAAACTACCAGAAACAGTTACCCCTGTTTTTGTTGCTGGTTCAAAAGTAGATCTCACAGAAGCAACAGTCTCAAACTGTAGTTCGCCAATAGCATCTGGCACTGAAGCCTCAAGAGCTAGAGTACCAGCTGTCATAACAACACTATAGTTTTTACTTTCCGAAGTTGATGGCATGGTAACACCTAACTCCATTCCATTTTTTATATTTTCTTGTGTGAACGTTAACGTTGTAGTTTGTAAGCCACTAGCTTTAGCAACCCAAGTGTCATCTGAAAACTTATAACTATGCGTGTAATCGTCACCATTAGCATTTTCTTTCAAAACCTTTATGCTGACAGTACCAGTTCCACTAGTAGATAAGTTTATAAACTGAAGTTCAGATGGTGAAACCGTGGGTTTTGTTACAGAAACATTTGTTAGTTTTGATGATGAAGATCCAATAGCTCTTTCTATATAACTAAATCTAATATCATGAAGATGAGCAGCAAAACCTCCTTCTGGCGGTATTGGATCTGGATCTAAACCAGGCACGTTAATAGGTGGTGTGTAAAATATTTTTACATTAGAAGATTGTATATAAGCGGAGTTTGCGCCAGTGTAGTAAGTGTCTGTTACTTGCCAAGAGTAATACTGCTCCCAACTAGCGTTAGCCAACCTAACAACATAAAACACTTCAACACCGTTACCAGCACTAGACTGTGGCTCTAAATAATTACCATTACCTGCAGCCACGTTATACTCAGCCACAAGCGTAGTTTGCCCTTCAATAACAAAACCTTCGTGTCTTTTTGATGTAAAACCACTAGGCACAAACCCTGTTATTGTGGTTTCTGTCATATTAGGTGTTGTTATATCTACATGTGTTACTGTTACTGCCATATTTATTATTTTTAATTTATTTAATCTGGTACACTAACTACAAAGCTACTGTTACGACTTACATTACCGTTAACAGGCGGTAGAATTACACTTGACTTAACATCGACATCTACAAAGTAGTTGACCGGACTAGCTGGCATAGTAAGACCTTTGTAATAAACTTTTACCTCAACCTGGTTAGAAGGCCCTTGCTGTCCTAAGTTTCTAAACTCAACTTTTTGTATACCAGATACTATAGTGTTTCCACTAAAAACTGTATCAGCATTCCAAGAAACAGGTGGTGATGCAGTTGCACCAGTGTGTGCTGTGTGAATGTAAACAGTGTTCCAACCAGTTCCGGATGTAGTTACATTATTGTTAAGTGTGGGTACTTCAAAGTCTTCAGCAGACATATCAAACCCAGAATATTGTAGCACACCAAAACCGTTGTTTACAACGTTAGTTATTGTAAACACTTGTTCTCCATCAGGAACTGTTGTTCCTTGTACAAACTCTGGAAATACAGTTGGATAAACAATTCGCCAAGATGTAGCGTCAGCCGTAGAATCCCAGTTTATATTATTAGCAGCATTGTGGTTCCAAGGTTTAGCCGTTAATTTGTAAGGCGCAGAAGGAGTACCTGTGTTAGAGGTGGCTGTACTAGCTCCAAGACCTTGTACTGAAATTTCTCTTCCATCAAGATTTGATAATGTTGTAGCAGCTCCTTTTATAGTACCAAACCACTTACCCTCTTTATCTCTAAACTCTATGTTTTCTGTTTCTTGAAGGTTTGTTTTTATATTATCAACATACCAACCAGCGTCTGCCGTTAGGTTTTTGTAGTCATTATCATTTATGTTAGATAACGTTACGCCAGCGGCATTAACAGGTGAAGATTGTAAGAAAGGTGTTATTCTAGCTTGTGTACCCTCGTAATTTAAAGTGTTAAAACTTTTAACAGATCCTGGACTGTCATTAAATATGGTCGTTATGTCAGAAGTGTATTGAACACCATAAAAATTGTTTCTCGTAGTGTTAGTGTGATGTTGCCACATACTACCTTTTTTAAACGAGTAGTATTCGTTGTTTAAACTAATAGCTGTTTCAGGATCAAAAGATTTAAAACTAGTCCAACCTTTAACTCTTTCACTATAACTAGCTGTTAATTTGAAATCTGGCCTGTACTGAGTTTTGTATACAACAGTTTTTAAAGTTAAATTGTATTCATCTTTTTTGTCATCAAAAGTACCTTCTGCGTGTGAAACGTCTTTTAAGTTATCGTTAAAAAAGTCTTTCATACCTATTTCTGATATAGGTGTTATAGCACTTCCAGACAAATGTAAAACTTGACCTCTAGTAACATCACACCAGTACATCGACGTTGATGTTACAGCTAGTGAGTCAGGGTATTTTGATATTCCATAATCACCCTGTATAGCCACAGCTTGTCCTAACACAGCCGCATTAGAAGTAACATTAGCGCTTCCATCAGCATTAAACAAAGCGTCTTTATTAGTTAATATTTTTAAAACCTTATCCTCACAAAAAACAGTTGTGTCAGTATCTCTTGTTACTAAAGCCTGTATACTTCCATGTCTAGGGTTTAAGTCTTTTGTTATTGGCTCTGCTTGAATAAATTGGTTTAGATTATTAATTCCACTAGTTGAATTAAAAATTCCTGAGAATATTAAACCAGAAGATTTATGTTCTTCAGCGTAAGGTGTTGCTAAAACAGTCGATGCTTTAACACCATTATCTAGTCTGGTTGCGTTATAATCATCTCTAATTCTATCAGACTCTACACCGTTACCAAATCTCCAACAGTTGTTCCAAGGTAATAGAATTGGTTGAAAGTGTGGAGCTCTCCAAGGCTGCCAACCACCTGTTAGGTTTGTAGGTGATTTACCAGTCATAAGTTCTATAGTAGCTAGCGGCCCAGATGGATTTGAAGCTGTACCTGTATTTGTTGCCGCGTACGATCCACCACCTGGTTTACCTACATATAAGTTTATTTCACTACCATCGTACCTAGTTATTGTTACAAAACTGTCGTGTGCTATAGTACCGTTAGTCTGTGATATAGTTATAAATGTTGTGTCAGCATTACCCGTAGAGCTTACAGAGAAAATTTTATATGGACCATGTTCTACATTTGTAAGTGTCTGTGTCACACCATTAGCGTCTACAAAAGTAACATCACCTCTAACCATTATAGTTGAATAAAGCGGTATTAACAACTCATTATTAGTATGGTCAACATCTAAAGGAAGTGATCCAGAAGCCTCATAATATATGTCTAAGCCAACATCTTCTTTTGGTTCTGTTTCCCAAATAGCAGGATCGTCTGTTGATAGACTAGCACCACCACCACTAGTTGCTATATCTACTTCTAATATATCTATACCAGTAAAACTTGTACCATCATGTTTTAAAGCAGAAATCGGATCAAAAACAGTATAGTCTATAGTTGTATTATTTGCCCCAGGAGTTGTTCCATCTAATCTTTCAAACTCTATACTAAATATATGTCTTTTACAACCATTTTCTTTGCTTTTACACCTGTTGCACCATGTTGTATTTCTAACAAAGTTACCAACTTGTGCTCTACCTTTTCTAGCAGTAATTCTGTAAGGAACTTTAGCAGGATCTGATCGAAATCTAAATATACCACCAATTTTCCTCATGTCCGAGTAAAACTTTTTCATGTCAGTACTGTGGTCGTTATACCAACCTCTAGCACCAAACCATATTTGAGCTTTACCATTATTAAGCATTTTTAAACCCCTAGATGATGATCTGTTACCACCAGGGTGAGAAGTGTGTAGTCCATTGTGATCACCACCACCACTTTTGTGCGGCCAACTACTTGTGCCTGTTTGGTAATTTATATCGTCTTCTTCAAACTTTGCTCCGTCAATAAAAAATTTAGAGCTAGTAGTTGATTGCCAAAAATCTCTAGTTTCTCCTAAACCACCACAATAACCAAACTTATCACCACTATCAAAACCTCCTGACGCACTCCAATTGTAGTTACCATTGTTAAATGCACCACCAGATCCTGGTAGCGACGGGTGTGCTCCCTCAGCCCATTGCCCTGAAGAGTTAATTGTTGGAGCATATTTACCAGGTGCAATAATCGAAGCTATACTATGATTATTAACAACTATAAAATTCGGATCAGACTCGTCTATTTTTAATATATGTTTTTTTAAAGCCGCATCTCTTAACACTTTAACAAAAAACCTACCGTCAAACTCAGGTTTGTGAGCTACAGTATCTTGTCTAATTTCTAAACTATAAGCAGGGTTTGTTAAATAAGAAAAATCAACACTATCTCCCCAAACTTCATCTAAATTAACAATGAAATTGTTTGAAGATGTATCAACAAATTTAGTTAAACCAACCCATCTAGACGTAAGCACGTTAGTAGAAACCACAACAACTCTCGCGTATATCATACCAGCAGGTATTCTAGGTAAAACTTCAGTAAAAAAGTTTTGCCCAAGAGCATCTTTCATATCTGTTGGGCTTGCATATACTTGTTTAACAGCTGCTAAATCAGGACCGTTCCATGCTGTTGTACCAGTAGCTTGTTTCCATATAGGAAAGTTACCTAGTATTTTTTGAGTTGTTTTTACAAAAAGCGGAGCGTCTTCGGATATAGCGACTACTTTATATCTAATATCATCAAAGACAGGCTTGTCATCGTCGTGTTCATTTTTTAATATTAAAAACGTTTCTTCGTCCACCTTGTTTCTTTCAGCGGATGGAAACGATAGCCAAACATTACCATCTTCAGCATCATACCATCTATCTTGTGTTAGGTTATAATACTCGTTAGAAGTTTCTTTTATATAGTACCTTAAATACTTAGCCCAGTTAGGGGGCAAAGCGTCAGAAGAATAATCAAGTTTAACTTTAAGTTTGTTTTGATAAGTTGAATACTTTTTTTCTAAAGATATTGACGATGCTTTTTTAGGTACAAGTACTGGCGTTTCTCTTCCATATTCGTCAGAATAAACAACACCTAGTTGGTATGTTCTCATTGATTTTAAAGAAGGGTAAGGCTCTGGAACTTGATTGTATCTACTTACAGATAAGACATCAAGCTTTACTTTACTAGTTATGTTGTAGCCCTGCTTATAGTTTCCATACAATAATCTATTACTTGTTATCTCTTGAGCTTTTGCAGACTTAGGCACGTTATCCCAAGGTCTTAAAATTTGATTGCTAGGTACTACAGCATGTATCATTTCTGTAGTTAATATAAACGAACCTCTATTTCTATTACTAGCTTTTCTATCTGGCCACTCTGGAGATCCATCTTTTTCTAATAAAGTTTTGACTGTGTAAACAGTTGGTTTTCCATCTTCTTTATATAGCAAGTCTATACCAACAACATCTCTTGGAACTAAGTCGCTTTCATGAAAATAGTCTGTTAATTTTATACTTCTAAGAGTGTTAACCATACCTGTATTATAACCTTCTTTAGGTGTGTAATCATAATCACCAGGTAAAAAAGCAACAGAAGTCCAAGGTGCGAAAGTTGAATATTCACCATCGTCAAACTTATATCTATATGAAAACCTAGGAAACTTAAATTTAAACAAAGGTTCTTTGTCTTTTAATCTTATAAAAAATTGTTGATTAGAAGTTGCTATATTTGAAGCTATACTTACTATGCTAACCGAGAAAGCTCCTGTTATAGGGTTGTTTTTACCAGCAGCACTATTATCTACTTTCACAGTAACTTCCATTAAATCTTCACTCCATGTGTCACCTGATATAGCACTTGAATCAGCGGTTAGTATTAACTCATCACCTACTCTAAAATCTACTGGGTCGAAAGTGTGTATAGTCAAACTACTACCCGGACTTAATGGATCTCCATTGCCGTCTACAAAATTCATTGTTTGCAAAACACCACCACCAGAAGCTCCAATAGCTGAACTAACAATATTTGGAGTTGGGTTTAAGTTACCCGGAGTAGAGTCTGGAGTTCTGTCAGCAGAAGTTTTGCTTAAATGTAATTGTAAAGGAAATTTAGGTGATTTTTTAATAACAGTAACATGCTCTCTTATAGTGTCTATTCTTGTTATTTGAGCTCTATTAGTAGCTAACACATACATGTTTGCTAGATTTGGATGTTTTAAAACTAACCTAGTATGAAAGTGCGCATTGTTATTGTTTATGTTTCCAGCTGTATTTTGCGCTGTAGCTTGTGTTATACCTTGATTTGACGCGTGAGAAGTTAGTTGTGTAGAAGTCCAACCAGGAGAAATAGAAAGACCACCTGTACCGTGTATTGATTTGGTTATGTTTATTTTTTTTGGCTCAGTATAACCATCTGTCCAAAACAACATATCTTCTACGTGACTAATTGCATTTATTTTTACCTTGCAGTTAAACTGCAAAACTCTACCTTTAGTAACACCTTTGTTAGGAACAAAAGTAACAGTGTCATTAACAGCTACAGGTATATTAGTAGCCCCAACCCACCATTGATAGTCGTGATATATCTTCCAAGTTCCAGAACCAGAGTGTACAACGTCTTTAACTATAACTTGGTTAGTTGCGTTTATATTAGGTCCACCATTACCTGTAAAATCACCTACAATCATCATACCAGTTCTAACACCAGTAGTGTTTAAAACACCATCTCCGTTGTCACTTATTTCAAAATAATTAGCACCAGCAGTAGAGTTAGCAACGGTTATAGTTTCTTTAACTTGAAATATATCAACAAAAACATATTTTGTAGCTTGAGTTTTTGTGTCGTATTCTATTATGTAATCCTTACTAATGTTGGGTATATAGTTATTAGCAGGATCACCCTCGCTAGAAACAAAGTAGTATATTTTATCTTTTTCTGGAACAGCGTAAGTACCAACACAAGTTGAAAAATCACTAGGCACCAAACCATTAGTTCTTTCCGTGTTACCAAGTAAAGTCTGAACAGTACCAACATTAGATCCTTCCGAATTTGATATTTCAACATTGTTAGCGTCTCTATATTGACCTGGTCCAAGAACTCTTTCGTCCATGTCCTTGTTCATCTTTGCCTGCGAGAAGTTGCGTTTTAACTCAGCCATGTTTTATTTTTATTTTATTATTTTACCAGCGCCTCTCATAATTTGACGAAGCTCTTCTATCTTCACGTTAGAAAGTCTTATCTTTGCCTTTCTAGTTTCTGCATATTTTTCTTTTTTAAACCTAGCAATCATTTGTTCAGGAATACCAGCCTTTGCTTCTAAACAACCTACTGTTATCCATTTTATAATAGCTTCTTGAGCAAACTTAGGGCAGAATATCTGCCCGTCATAACCAACGCCATCTGATATGTATTGTATAGTTATGTACTTACCAACATTAGAACTACTAAAGTGTAATAAGCCTTTTCTTTGATCTATGTAAAAACTACCATTTGACTGTGCATACTGTGGGTCTAAACCATATCTTCCACCTAAAGTCATATCAAAAAATCCATCAGCATAATCTTCTACTTGTTGGTTTGTAGTTGCGTTTGTTGGGTTTTTATAATATGTCCAAGTGTATGATTCAGATGCCTCTAAAGAAGCTCCAGCATTTGGAGCACCACTATATGTAAAGTGGTAATTAGCATCTTGTAGCATTGATTTTGGGTTAGATGTTTTCCTAGCGGGATATAATAATCTTTGTATACCACCTTCATCAACCCACGTAATTTTTACATAGTTAACGTAATCTTGTGGTAAAGGGATAATCAAAGATGGTGGTATTTCTACCTCAATAGCTTTTGTAGAATTAAAAGTATCATAACTCAGCTCTTGCATAGCTCTCATCGCATGATAATTTACATCACCTTTTTTAGTACCTTCTAGTATTTTACCATCAGTACAATAAGTTGCTACGAAATCATTAACTACCTGGTTTGCACTTATGAATTGATAACTACCATAATTCTCATCGCCAGAGTGTTGAGTTCCATCAGCACCTTCGTAATATAGTTTTTCTGTTGCTGTTATTAAGTAATTTGGCATGTTTTATTGTTTTTCGTTTGTGTTCTGAGTTTCTTCATTGCTTGCTATTTGCACTAGACCTGGCTTGTTTATTGTTATACCAGCTAACTCTAATATTTTTACAACTAAATTTGTTTCTTCTGATCTATGTAAGTTAAAATCAACCGATAAATTAGCATCATATAAAGCGTTTTCATTAACAACAACATATGCCCAATTAACAGGAGTTGGTGGTGCAGCAATAACTTCTACAGAAACACCTGATGTAATTGGAGTTGTAGCTGCGCTCTCAGCATAAACAGATATACTTCCATCAGAATTTTCATGATACAAATATCTAGCTGGTTGTTGATATACTTGGTGAAATGGTGAAGCAGCAACAGCATCCCAACTTTCTTTTATAAAAGGTCTCATGTCCCATTCTGTTTTTTGTAAAGGTATACGTTCAGCACCTGTACTAAAAAAGTACCTACCGGTTCTGTAAACAGAGGCTGCTAAAGCTGGTCTACTTAAATTACCATTACTATTTACTAAAGCAACAGGAGTTCCTTCGTATATAGATAGCTTTTCTCTTATTAAGTTAACCATACTACTAAAGTCTGGCTCTACTGTTGTATTTTGTGTTGGGGAATTTGTAGGTTCACTTTTTTTAGTGATGTTTACATACTTAGCTAAGTCGTAGAAGTACTGTTCGAATATATCGTGCTGCGCTTGATTAGCATGTAAGTTAAATTCTTGTGGCGTAATATAACCTCTTTGTTCTTTGTTGGCTAAAGCTAAGACTCTTTGATAAACCGTGTCTATACTTATAGTTGTTGTTGCATTTACAATTGGCATATTTTATATTTTTTTGTAGTTTACGATCGCCCCGTAGGGCGACCGCTCTACAGTTTGATTATTTTAATCTTTTTTCAATGCTTGAATAAACTTCCATTCCTTCATCTGTTTTAAACCAAGCGGCTAAAGCATTATATGGATGTTCGTCAAACGGAACATTAAGTAGTTTTCTACCATTAGAAACCCAAGTGAATGTTCTTTGATCTGATGATAAAGCTATTAAACCCACTTCAACAGCTTTTATACCTTTGTTTCTAAGCTGAACATTATCGTCATTAGCTAATGTTATAAATGTTTTTGGATTGTTCTTAGCAAATATTAACAAATCTCTTTTAAGTTCCTTAGAAGTCATGTTAGACACCTTAGAACCTATTTCTACTCTCATTATTGCTTCAGCTAGTTCAATATCCATATCTCTAGCTATAATCAAAGCATCAATTTCCATATCCATAACTTCTAGTGTGCTAGCTGCTTTGGCTATAGGTTTTACTTCTTCGTAAAGCTTGTTTAAATAAGGGTGATATAAAGATAAAACTTTTTGTAACATAACCTTGTCTTTAGGAACAAATAAAGCTCCGTTTTCAAAGATAATATGCATAGGTCTATAATCTCCTTGCATTTCGTCTACAAACACTGTTTTTTGATTTTCAGTTGCTAGTATTTCTCTTTGGTAACCTTTTTCTTCATCAAACCAAGTTAATCCTTGATTTCTAACTGTATATGTTAAAGGTGACTTGTTGTTTTTTAAAACATAAGTTCTACCTTTTATTTCCCAGTCATCAACTCTTTTACCTCCTAAATCAGCTTTTCTAATTTTTACTGGTTGTGGTTTTTCCATAACCGGTGTTTCAACTTTTGGTTGTTCTACAACTTGTGGAGTTGGTTCCACTTCTGTTTTTTGTTTTTTTGCCATAATATAATATAATAATAGTTAATAAAAAAAAGGGGAGGAGTTTTCCTCCCCTTTCTAAAGTTTAAAGGATATTATCCTTTTAGTAATACAAAGTTGTTAGCACCTTGTACAACTAAACATCTTTCAGTTAAGAAGTGCATTTCCATTGCATCTAAAGATGAAGTAGTAGCTCCAACCGAACCAGTAGTCCAAGTCTTCATTTGTCTACTTTCCATTTCAGAAGCTCTGTAACGTACGTGTAAGAAAGGTCTCTTAAGATTCTTTCCTAACGCTTGGTCATATACAGAAGTTACACCAGCAGGAATAAATACTCCTCTGATTGCTTCAGCAGCATTATTCTTATTGATAAGACCTCTTGTAGCAGCATCGTTTAAGTATCTAAAGTCAGACTTGTAGAAATCGTAAGATCCACGTCTAAAACCAGAGAAACCTAAGTTTAATGCCATATCTTCAGAGTTGTTGAATACTCCAAAAGAAGTACCACCAGCACCATAAGAATTCATTGAAGCTAGCATGTCGTCTATTTTAAGAGAAGTACCTCTATCTAAGAACATCATGTTTTCTTCAATAGCACCTTGAGTGTCTAATTGAGCTAAAGTAAGATCGAAATCTAGTAAGTTCTGTGCAGCAGTTCCTAAGAATGCGTTAGACACGTTACCTCTAGTTTCCAATGATTGGAATAAACCTTCAGTACCATCAGCAGCACCAGTCTGGTTAGCAGATCCTTTTTTCTTAGCTTCTAATAATGACATCTCAACGTAGTCAGAGAATCTAGCTCTAGTATCACCAGCAGCTTTTAAGTACCATAGGTAACCGTTTTGTCCTTCTTCACCAGAAATTTCAACCCATCCAATTTGAGAAGTATCAGAACCAGAAACCTGGTAAAAATCTTTCATTATGATTGGCTTGTTGTTAAATGTAGCGAAAGCTGGCTCGTTAGCAGAAGTTCTACCAACAGTTCCTTTATCAAACTCAGAACCTATAACTAACACAGACACATCGTTTAACTGAGCAGTACCTCCAATTGCTGCAAGTAAAGTACCAGCAACATCGTAAGGTACAGCAGTTACATTAGCACCAGTAACTCCAGTTACATGTGCAGTTGCAGTAGCAGTACCACTAGCACATGAAACTAGTAACATATCACCAACTCTAATACCGTGATTAGCACCGATAGTGTTTCCGTCAACATCACTAACTATTGTAATTACGTTGTCAGCATTGGTGTTACCAGTATCAATATCACAACCTTTGTATGATAAGTGTAATCTACCTTGCTCAGACCAAATAACTTGATCAGCAGCCATAGACTCTTCAGCTCCTACTTGTGAAAGGAAACCAGAGATTGTTCTTTGTCCGAACACCTCAGCTTCTTTCTCCATAAGATCTGGTAAATATTGTTGTGCCCAAGTCGCAGTTGTAAAATCAACATACGCAGATGGTACAACTTGTTTTTGTGCAGCCGGTGTAATATCACCAGCTCCAGGTATACTTATTAATCCCATTTTTATCTAATTTTTAAATTTATTATTTATTTTTAATTTTGAACTTTAAACCACTTGAATTTTGACCAAGCACTTTGAACTTAACTCCACCAACTTCTCCACCGTCGTATGATTGTCTAGCAGTATTTATATTTTTACTTTTAGCAACCGTATCTTTAATGGCGTCAGCTTTACCTTGTTCATAGAAATGATTGGCAATTGCATCAGCGTTCATAGCCGTAAATAATGATTTATGATAACCCTTCGCATCGGACATTGTATTATTTTTGTCAAGAAACTTTCCTACAAAATTATTTAAGTCACTTTGAGTGTCTCTTACCTCATCAGCATTGTTAACATTAAACCTAAACTTTTTATCCCCGATGTTATATTCAAAACCTTTGAATTTATCGTTAAAAACCTGCTTGGTTTTATTTTGAAAAGCTTCGGTCTGTTGTTTAACAACCTTTTCATTTTCTTGTGATTCGCTTTCGTATCGATTAAAAAAGTCAATTGCTTTCTGTTGCTCATTAGTGAGCTTTGATCCAGCTTTAACTTCTTCATAATACTTAGACTTTAGCCCGTCTAGGTGGCTTTTAGCGTTGGCAACTTGCTCTTTTAACGCTATTTTTTTTCTTTTAATATCTTTTTCATCATCTACTTCTTCGTCATAAGAAAACTCTTCTTCTAATAAAAAGTTTATTTCTTCTGATGTTAGATGAGGTTTTGTTTTTTGATAGTATTCTTCTAAAACTACAGAGTCATCTTCTTCGCTATAGTCTTTATTTAAAGATACGTATTCTTCTAAAGTACCTCCAGTTTCTCTCATAAACTCTACTACCTTTTGTATATTTTCTGGCAGTGGATCACCTGTAGCTTCTGATTCTGCTATAGCTTCTTCTATTTGCTCTTCAGCTTCAGTAACTTCTTCTTGTGTAGAATCTTCAGTTATTTCTTCTAATACTGATTCATCTTTCGGTGCTTCTGGTTCCTCTGGTACTTCTTCTTGTTTTTCTGTGGCATTGGCATTTTCATCGACTCCAACCACTCCCTCGTTGTCAGTGTTATCTTCTGCAACTTTAATTGTTTCTGTGGTTTCATTTGTTTCTGGTTCTATTGGTGTTGTTAAATCTATTTTTATTACGCTATCATCTCCAGCGCTTTCAAACTTTGTTTCATCTACAGGTGTTTGTTCTACCTTTTCTTGTGTAGCCTCCTCGGCTACTTTGTTTTCATTTTCTTCCATAATATAATATAATTAGTTACTTGTTAATCCTCCTATGCTTATTCCAGATCCCGCTCCCATAGTATCATTACCTGCAGACTCAAACTTTTTAGGTGTTTGGCTCGCTTTTTTTAATCCATCTTGTAATTTTACTCTTTCGTCTTTACGATCTTCTTTGTAAGCATCACTCTTTGTTGGACCTTGTTCTAGTTCTTTTAGTTTTCTATTTATTTCAAACTCGTGATCCATTAATTGTTTTTTCATTTCAGCCTCTTGCTTCATGAAGGCTAGTTTCATATCATTTTTAGCTGTTTCTAATTCTATGTCTGATTGAACTTTAGCTTGGTTTTTTTGTATCTCATTTTGAGCAGCGGCTTGTTGAGCTTGTTGATTAGCTTCAGATTGTTTTTGTATATTCTCTTGCTGCATTTTCTGATCCCTTTCTAACTTCTTTTTTCTTTTGATTTTTAACATTTGATTAGCCATTTTTAAATTTCTAATCTCACGTAAATCTATAGCATCATCTAAATCAATTAGTTTTTGATTTATAGCCATTTGTATGTTATTTTCTAACATTTGCTTTTCTTCTTCATCAGGCATTAACTCTATAAATATACCAAAGTCATATAGATGTAACTCAGACATTTCAGATAGTGTAGCCACGTTATGAGCACCTATAGCTTGTATAAAAGCATCTTTTGTTGGTGAGTACTCTATAATATCAGATATTCTTAATGACAATGCTTCAGCTGTTTCCGCTGTTAAAAATAATTGTGAGTTTAATATATGTCTTGTTGCTACATTTGAGTTTGCAGCTGCTAGTTTTTGTACGCCAACTAAAGAGTTTTTGTCTGGTGTACTAGCATCTCTAGCTTCGTTTAAACCAGTCACATCTCTTATCATTTGTAAGTAATAGTTGTAAGTCTGTATTAAACTTTGCATTTTTTGCCCACCAGATCCATTTGCTATTTGTTGTATAGGCATCTTCCCTGGGTTTGGATCTCCTTCAGATGTCATTGATCTACCGATAACAGATCCTGTTTGGAAGAACATATTTAATGCTTCTTGTGGATTATAATTAGTTCCATTTCCTAGATCTATTTCAGCAAGGCCATCAGCGTCCATATAAACACCATCTGGAACCATACGTGATAACACTTGTTGTAACTTTAAGTGTGTTAACTGTATCATATCAGCGAAACCAGTAATTCTACTAACTAAAGACTGTATTTTACCATTGTACATTTGCGGTGCAACTAAAGAGTAATTCATTTTAACTTTATTAAAATCACTTTTGTTTCGCATCATGTTTTCTGCTTTCTTCCATTTAAGTAAGAAATCTGTACCTAAAACTATAGCTCCTTCAAATAAACACTCCACAGATCTTTGCATTTTAGAATAATCCATCATCTTATCTTCTGGTGGATTAAATTGATCTGTTTTTTCTATAGCTCTTTCACCTCCTGTAGAAGTTGTTTTAACCTTATAAACATCGTTCATATATGTTTTGTAGTTAAAATATAATATCTGAACTTTATTAATATCAGCATCTTCATGCCTTGGGTCACCAGCTTTTAATCTATTGTGTTTTCTTTTGAAGTTGTTTAAATCATTGTCCGTTAAATGTGGAAACTCTCTAACTAATTCGTTTATTGGTATATTTTTAACTTCACCTATATAGTATATATCGTCAAAATACGGTGATTCACTATGTGAATAAATTATATTAGCAGGGTCTACATATTCTACTTTAGCTCCTTCAGACCAGTTAAAAGTTGTTTTAACGCAACCAATACCACAAACTGTAAGGTCATATAAACATCTTCTTTTTATTAAATCATACTTACTACCCTCAAGCAAAACATTTATAGCTTGTTCATTAGCTAATTCAACTTGTTGCTTGTAAGTTAACTGCATATGTAATGCTAACTCTTCTTCAGTTTCAGGTAATAAGTCTGGATCGTTTTTGTATAAATCTATATTAAGAGTTTGTTTAGCTGTATCGTTAAACTCTCTAGCTCTCATATCTTGTAAAACGCTCTCCATATACTCAGTACGTTTAGCCATACCGTATTCATCTTGTGAGTAAGCTTTTATATCATAAGTTCTTTGCGCCATACCATTAACAACAATATCAACAAACTTAGGTATAATAGGCACTGGTGTCCAGTCTAAATTAAGATATGATAAGTCACCGTTAATAGATAACTCATTTTTATATTTTTGCACTGATTGTTCTCCTCTAGCGTATTTCCTTAGATTATGATATTTTGTTTTACTTAAAGAATACCTATTAGAAGAAGTACCTTCAAACCACTCTCTTTCTATAGCCTGCGCTACTTTGAGCCCATACCCTGAGCTCATTTTTTCAGCGTCGCTAACGACTTGTGAAGGAAAATTTGTTATAATAGACTCTGCCATATTATTGTTTAATTATTTTTGAATTTATCCCTGTATTGCTATACTTAGCTATACTAATATTTAATGCCTGTTTTTCTATAGGTGCGTTAGGTCTGTATAAATGTCTATTACAAGCCATTATAGCTAAACCACTACTTATAGCCGCATCAAATTTTGTTCTTTTGTTTATGTCGAATTTAGCCCAATCATTCAACGTTTCGTTGAAGTACATGTTACCAGTACTACCATCGCTTTTTATACCTACATGGTCTTGTATATACATTTCAATTGCAGCAGCGTGAGCCTGCTTTATGTCTTCACTTGAGTTTGGTATACCACCTATTTCTTTTTCTGCTACAGATAATTTGTTCCAAACTTTATCAGGTCTGTTCATACTATAACCTCTATAACCGCGTCTTCGTAAATAATATAATAAACGTGGTTTATTGTTTTCCGCAAGTAGTGGCATTCCATAAAATACTAACGCCATTAAAACATCTTCAAAAAATATATCAGCTGTTTGTGGCCTAGCTACATATTCTAAAAAGAATTGATTTGGTGGAGCGTCTTCCATGCTAAACTTTGTTAATCCATGCAAAGCACCTTTAGAACCTTTACCATCTACTGTTCCTGATATATCATAACTATCACAACCAAAAGCTCCCATATGCTCATTACCAGGCCATCTTACGTTGTTTTTTAGTAATATTTTGTTTTGCATATGTTGAGGTGGTGTCCAACTAACTTTAAACCTACCTTTATTGTCTGGATAAAATATTACTTTAGAATCTTTTACACCATTAACCCATTGAAAGTTACCTTGTGTTATACCAAGAGTTCTACCTAATTCCTCGTTATAATCTATCTGTTCGTATAATTTAACTAAGTTAAATATACTGTTTTTTGTTTCATCTCTAAATGCGTGTTCTGTAGTTCTTGGAAACTGACGATAAAATTCATTTAAAGCATCTGAATCGTTTTTTAAACCATCAGCTTCATTTTGCCAGTTCTCTACTACACCTATATCTATTAATTCCCCATGTGGATCGAGGACTTCATCACTCGGAGTATCGAAGACTGGACTTCCGTATTCATCAATAAATCCTTCGTAGTTCCACTCCATTGGGATAAAAAGAGAATATAAACCAGACGCTGTCTGTCCATTTCTGTTTCGTTTAGTAACGTCTGATGCATTATATAGTTTTTTAAAGTTATCACCTCCTTTGTCTAAAGCATTTGATGTTGATCCCATCATACACTTACCTATAATCCTACTACCTAACCTTAAACATGTTTTTGTAACACGCCAGTTGTTTAATATATTATCAGGTCTTTCCCACTTACCACTTTCATCATGAACTAATAGCTTTAACTTTTCACCATCATAACTATTATCACCCGTGTTCTTCCAGTCTATCGTTGTATCTAGTCCTTCTAAGTCTTCTATCTTTTCGTTTGCAGTTATTTTCTTTCTTGTAAACTTACTAGCAGGAACTCTATATGCTAGCTCTGACTTTGGTCTATCCATACCATCTTGAATAGGTGAGAAGAAAAATGGATAATTAATACTAATTGGCACAACTTTATCTGTAAACATTTTCTTCGCATCAGCACCTGTTTTAGATAGTATACCAAACCTTGCATCACTTGATATTGTAGCTTGGTTAACTGTTTCAGCTGATGACATAAAAGAAAAACCAGATCGTCTGTTTTTAAGGTAACACATACCATAACATCTTTTATCTGCTTTACAAGCTTCCCAGAATATATAGAATAATCTATTAGCTTCTCTGAAGTCTGGCGCACCTACATCTATCTTGCTCCATTGTAAATACATATAATGCGTACCTGTTATATATGTAGCCTTACCGTTGTTGTTAAACCAAAAACCTTCTTCTCTACGTTTAAACTCTGTGTCTATATAGTCAAACCATTTAGCTTTGTTTTCTTCAGGATATGATCTCCAGTCGAATATGTTTTTAAGTCTACTTAATTGTTTAGGGTACTCAAACTGTTTCCACTTTTTTTCTTTATTGCTATACACATCAGTTTCTTTTGGTAAAGCAATTTTAAAGTTTTGAATATCATATATATCACCTATTTGTCCAGTTCTAGATATAACTACAAGATCGTGTTCTTTGTTATACCCATACTTCCACTTTTTACCTTTATTAAGTCTACTTATAGTAGTCTTCTTTATAGGCTCTACAATACTGTATAAATTTTGCTCGTACATTACTTAGATCTATTTTCTGCAAAACCTTTAAACACTTTAACTTCAGTTTTATTTTCTTTACCTTGTAATATATTTTCTTCTTCTTGTATTCTATTTAATATTTCAAAAGCATCAAATATAGCTAGTTTCTTTGTAGCTGCAGCGTTTTTTAATCTATCTGCTGATATATCGTCGTCAGAATCTACAATAGCTTCTTTAGCTACTTTTATAAGCTCTTCAACCGCCTTATGCCCAGCTTGGATTATATTCTTCTTCGTTTCCTTGATATTCATATTTAATTGTAATAAATTTATAGTGAATTCTATATAGTCTTTTACCATCGATAACAAATTCATATTCTAGCTTTGGTAAAAAACCTACTAAACTACCGACCTCAATATCATTTGAGTATTTAACAATACCAATTAAAGGTCTTTCTTTGTTAGTGTCGAATTTATCGATTGACTTTATTGGTTGTATAAAACAATAACCTTCTAACGCTTTCCAACCATTTCCTTTATTATAAGCATATATTAAATCTTTATTAATAAAATACTTATCTTCATTAAAAAAACTTTTACTGTTTTTTTCTTTATGCCTAACATCTTGCCACCTTCTAAATATATTGTGGTGAACTATGATAGTATCTCCTTCTGCTATATCAGTGTTGTTTATCAGTGGAGTAGATATTACAATAGCTTCTCTGTTTGTAAACTGAAACTTTTCGTTATCTGTATTAACTATTAAGCTTCCTCCTTCTACTTCTTTACTATTGTTATATCTACTACCTTTTGGTTTTACAACAAAGTCGTAAATACTATTCATTAGTATTCTAAATTATACTCTACTGAAACAGCCATGTTTTTATTAAAGTCTTTCCAAGGTATTACTTTTTTACCTTTTCTAATATAAACACTAAACTTTGTTTCTTCCTCTATAATATCACAGATAGTATGACCACCATACACTTCCTGTCCAACAGAATAGTGCATGGCGTCATTTTTATAATCTTTACCTATAGATATTTTACGAATCAGCTTTGACATCTTCTTTTTCTTTTATTTCTCCAGTATTAATATCAATGTCTACGTCTCCGTATTTTTCATTTAATGTTTTTTGAAGTTTACCTATTTCATCTTGCAGGTTATTATTTATGTGTAATAACTCATGCTTTCTCATCTCGATATTACCTAACTCCATTTTAATTCTGTTCATTTCTCCTACAATTTTTTGTACAGGAGTTAATTCATCAGTTGTTAAATGAGTTGCTTTAGACTTTAAGTCTACCATCTTTTCTTTTTTTGCCATTTTATTTAATTTAAGTTAATTTATTTATTTATTTATTATGCTGCTACAATTGTTCTTATAACACCATCTCTAGGGACTTGGTTTGCAACGCTATCTACATCAATATCGGCATCGCCCCTAGTATGATCTAGTGAACCGACTTGAACAGCGAATACTGCAGTTGATTGTACAGTTGGGTTTGCTGCATCAAAATATCCTGTTATTTTCATAGCATACCAACCACCTACCGTGCCTGACTGGTTATTTGCGTGACGAGTTCTATCTAATATACCTCTTGCTGGAAGCCTTGATCTTCTAGAACCGTTAGATCTTGAAAAAACCCAATCATGTACATTTGGAATGCCGTGAAAATA